CGCTTCTGATGTTTCTGGAGTATATAGAGCCGTCATAGCCTCGTCATACTTAGCCAAGAAATTGTCTTTAGTTACATCACCTGCACCCATAGATTGCTTTAGATTGTTAAGGTCTGATTGCAAGTAGTCTGATGTAAATCTAAGTTGTTCTGTAGACCCACTTCCTAAAAACCACTCTTGATAAGTACGTTTGTAGCTTATCATTGCACCTACTACCTCACTGAAAGCGTCAATTGTAGACTTGCTGATAGATGACGCATAATTTTTCCAAGCATTAGTCACTGTCACACTATCTGCTGTTGTGAGCTTGTCAAAGAATGAATAAAGCACGTTAGTATCAAGGAATGATTGAAGGTTGCTGAATGTTCCACCGCTAACCAATAGCTTGTCTGCAACTCCTAGCTCACTCAATAGAGAGTCAAGTGCTCCTATATATTGCTTAATTCCTTCTACTTGATTTGATGCTAGGTCTGTGATTTGAAACCAAAATGTGTCACCTCCTCCACCTAAAAGCCCACCATCAGTTGATGCCATCATTGGCAGTGTGTATTTTCCAGTAGCTTCGGTAGCTGATGTGTTCCCAAGTGTATAGTTTGCCCATTCAGAAAGAGCCGTTATGGTTGTCTCACCACTTCCAAAGAGTCCACCCATAAGCCCTGCTGAAATAGGATCTAAATGCCCAGTTAAAGCGAAAAGTGGATCAACCTGCGTTCTAGCCCATGTTAAGTTATTGGCAAGACCTCCACTAAAAGCGTTTGAACCATTGAGCGAGTATTTAATGTTATTCGCCATTGCGCCAGTATCAGTCATCCACCCATAGCCGTTATTAATAGCATTGCCGTTGCCAATTTGACCAAGATTAAATGAACCTGCTCCGTACTTCATAGCATCGTGAGCAGTTGTGCCGTAGCTTGTGCCAAAAAGTCTATTTAAACCGTTATCGCTCCAAAGGAAACCTGATAGTGTCTTGAAAAAAGCCGTCCACGCCATAGTTGTACCGAGTGTACCAACAACGCTTGATGCTCCAGATACCCCAGAAGCTGTACCGCCCACAGTGTTTGCCATTTCACCTGCTGCCAAGTCTGCACCTGCACCACTAACACTTGACCCACTAAACCAACTTCCAGCAGTATTCCAAGCGGTATCAAGATATGAATTACTCATAGGTACTGATTTAATAATGTCACCGAGGTCTGTACCTGCCGTAACTACTGTGCCGTTTGCGCTTAATACTGTACCGCCATTAGTTGTCTTAAAGCCTTGCGAGTCTGTTGTACCTGCTATGGATGATAAAAAAGAGCTTCCAAGAGTACTACCTACCCCCAAACTAGCAGATGAGCCAGTAGTGCTTCCACCGAACATACCAAACGAGCTGAACATATTTTGTATGCCACCGCCTTGGCTTCCAGTTCCCATAATGGTGTCTGCTAATGTTTTAGATAGCCCTCGCATCATAGAGTCGCTTAATGACCCCCAAAAGTCTTTCAACCAATCGCCAAAAGACTTAAATTTGCCAGTCATAGCATCGAAAAATTGTGACTCCATAGACTTATTGATATTTTGAAATAGATCATCCCAAAATGCTGTTTGCTCTTTGTATCTCTTTTTGTCTAGCTCAAGTTCAAGTTCATATTGCTCGATAGCTGTTTTGGCTTCAAGTTCCGCATACGCATCAAGATATTTTTCATCTTCCTTGCGTTGATCCTCTTTCATATCATCCCAACGCTTTTGCCCATCGATTGTTTTTTGTAAGTCTCCCCACTCTTTAACTCTTGCGTCATGGGCTTGTTTGTCTGCATCCTCTTGTAACTTATAGGCTTTCTCTCTAGCTTTTGCAATCTTGTCTAATTCTTTTTGTGTAGCTTCGTGAGGCTTTAAAGTGGTAGTTGATGGGGTTGGCTCAAACATTGGAGTTTGTTTTAGCTTACCACTTTTAAATTCTCTAATTTTTTGACTAGCATCTAATAAATCTTTATACTCTTGCTTTAGTGCATCTAGATTTGATAATTCCTCTTTGTAATCTAAATCACTTTGGAAAAACCCCTTAACTTGTGCTTTTTGTTTAGCTTGTCTTAACTCTAGCCCTTTTTCGATAATACCTGCGGATATGGTAGCCTCTCTATAGGCTAGTTGATTATTAGTCAGTTTTGCTAATGTATCCGCTGTCTGCGATAAGCTATTGTTTAATTCGTCACTATCTTTTTTTGCATCTAAAAATGATGATGCAAGTGTAGCTACTGCTCCTGCTACTGCTAGAAATGGAATTGCCCTTAAAGCTGTACCAATTGCGCTTGTAGCAACCGCCATAGCTGTCTGCGATGCTGTTAATGTAGTAGTTGTGGTAACTGTACGCATTAATGTAGCGTTGTAGGCTGTTGTGGTGATAGTAGATCTGCTTCTGATTGCTTCTAGTAGCGTTTCTGTGGCTGTAGCCGCTATTGATGCTGTTTTCATTACTCCATAGGTTATTGCAAGCGTTTCTACTATTGGCATTAATCTATTGAGTGTTTCATTTTGACCATTCATTGCGCCAGTCATACCAACAACAGAATCTTTAGCTAAATCAAACACTCCTGAATCTCTAGCAATACTATCTTTAAAGCCAGTCCATGTATCTTCCATATTGGACACCGCACCAACCCATGTTTTGGATTGTTCGTCCATCATCCCTTTGTATTTTTCGTTAAAAATAGCTTCTAGGGTTGATTTTATTATCTCGCCATTGTTTTGAATAATCTTTTCTTTTGCTTTACCGCTTGAATCCATCCAAGAATAGGCGATAGTATCACCAGATTTAGCCGCTCTTATTCCAAACTCTTTTAATCTCTCATTCTCCCCAACCATAGCATCCGCCATCGCTTCTACTGCCGACATTAACGGCTTGCCCATAGCTGATGCGGTATCTCCTAGAACTTTTAGAGAGCCATTTGTAGCATCTATACCATACGCTTTTAGTCTGATAAATGCTTGCATTGTTTCATCAAGCGTGTATGGAGTTTTAGCAGTGAATTCTTTTACCCATGCAAAAGCTTTTTCTGCATTAGCAGAAGAGCCAGTCAACACCTTTAAAGAGACATTAAATTGCTCAAATTTTCCAGCCGTACTAATGAATGATGATAGCTGTGACGTTAGCCCAACAAGTCCAATAGCCCCAATAGCTGTTTTCATAAGTCCAAAGGAAGACGTTAGACCTTCTGTAGAATTTGTAGCAACACCTAAATCTCTTTTAAGCATACCGAATGAGTTTGATAATTGATCTGTAGATTGTTTTAGATTTTTTGTAGACTGTTCAGCTTCTTTGCCTGCTTGTGCGACTTTCCTAATCTCTGCTTCACCGTTGCCAGTGACTTTTACAAGAACGTCAAGTGTTGCCATGCAAAGCTCCTAATTTAATTAAGGGTATTGTATGGCATAGCCTTTTTTAGTATGCGGTTATTTGCTATTTTGATTCAAACAAGATGCATAAAACCTACCAAGACTTAGGAGCAGTGGCACGAATTCTTTGGCTATTGTATCTTTGTCGTATCCGTCAAGTGTTCCCCATCTAACGAAGTCTTTTAGAGCTTCGTATTTGAGACCAATAACGCCACCCATACCGCCATATTCCATAGGACATCTAATGATTATATTGACCAAAGATGATGAATAGCTATCGTTTATGAAAACCAAATTAGAGTCCTCATTCTCACTAAGTGCTATTCGTTCAGCTTCACTTAGGTGTCGTTCTCCAACACCCCTTGCATCTTGGTCAAGCCAATCCTTAAGACGCTCTATTTTTTGGGCTTTCCCTCTGCGATAGCCTCACCGATAACTTTCATCAGTTCCTCGTATCCGTAAGTGTCTGCCAACTCCATAATCTCGTCTTTATGCTCACCACCAAGGCAAAGAGTAAAACGGTCTTTGAGGATATTGCGACGTTCATCATCTGCATTGAATTTGTCGGTAATCTTTACCAGTTCATCTTCAAGCTTGTAGTTTTCAACAGTGAGTTTTTCAATACCTGCCCAATCTTCTGTCTTCTCTTTGATGTCGATAAAACGAGCGTTACGCTTGATGCTATCAATAATCTTTTGAGCCTTTTTGATTGTAGCCTCTACCGCTTCGTTCTTGTTTTTAAAGCTGTTTTGCTCTTGCTTTGTGAAGTCACGAAATGTGCCTGACAATTGTTTCTCGCTTCCGAGCTGGTCTTTGGTTGTAAATGTGAACGCATTAGATAAGTCTAATAGTGCCATGTGTGTATTTCCTTTTGCTGTTTGGATAAGGAAAGTATGGATTATGGGAGGTTTTAGTGTGCGGTTGAGTCAATGCTGTTTAGGTGGTGGCACAGCAAAGGAAGCCACCGAACTTTATACGATAGTGCCGTATTTAAGAGTCCATTGGTTGATACCGTTTGCATCACCTTTGAGGTTAAATGTAACAGTGTACGCCTCTTTACCGTTGAGTGAAGTTTCTTTAACGTCCTCAATAACTGCTTGTGAAGCTTTGATTTGCGCCTTCTTACCATTAACACTACCAGCGGTAATGATAACTTCGCTTTCAGTACCAGCAACGTATGAAGCTAAAAGCGTTTCATCTTCTTTGAGGTAAGTGAGTTCAAGAGTAGATTTAAAATCTGTACGCTCGAAAGCTTTGTTACCGATCATGTAGAACTTCTGAATATCAACGCCCTCATTGAGTGTGAATGACTCAGCTTTAACCGCTGTACCACCGACTGTCAATGTATCGATTGACTTCAATACCAATAGCAATGCTTCATTAGGACATACGCCTGCTGGATTAGCTTCTGCCGTAGTTGCAATGTCACCAAAGCCACTAATAGCGATTGATTGATTAATAGGCTCTCCAACTTTACCGCTGATTGTCAATGAACCAACAACACCGCTGATTACACGCTTACGCCCATCACGCCAAATAGCTACTTGTGAAGCATTGGAAAGTGCTGATTGATTAGGGGAATAAGTAACTGATGTTGAAGCTACAACCGTACCAGTAAGACCTGCGATTTTATAAAGCTCATCCCATGCCGGAAGTGTTGCCAAAGCTATACCGCTTGCATCATTACCAGTCAAAAAGCCAGTGATATTCCCACCGCTGATAGATGAGTCGTCAGTATTAACCCAAGTTGTGCTGTTTCCCATTGAACCGTTAAGACATTTGAATTCGCCTTTTGCGATTGTTGGGTCTAGTCTAATATCCGCATTAGATACGGGTATGACATTTGTTGATGTTGCATTTGCGCCATACTTGGCGGATACAACGACCTTATTAGAAGTGAAAAGTGCCATAGTATGACTCCTTGTGTAAATTTACAAGGAAATTATGGGTTATTAGTAGGGTTTAGTTGCGGTTATTCCCATTGACGATAATTCACACGCCCGATGTTCTCATAATAGTTACTGCCCTCAAACTTGTTACGTTGATAAGCATAGACGGCTTCAATGTCGATACGTGCCGTAGTGCCTTGTATAGACTGTTCATCAAGCATCACAGCTAAAGCATCGATAATCTTATCAACACCTAGTTGAGTCTTAGCGTATGAGTAGAATGTTAAGAAACCAGTATGATATTTGCATCCAGTTGTTAAGATACGCTTATCTACTGGAGCAATACGCATAGAGACATAATAATCACTTGATACGATCGTCTGCCCCTCAAAGTGGACATAAACTTTATCCGTACCTGCTAGAAAGTATCGTTTACCGCTTTCTAATGTGGTCTTAGAGATGATGAACTTCTCAAGCTCTATTTTGCCGTTAGCTGTCATTTAATCGCTCCTAGTGCTTTATTCATATCTGTTTCAGCTCGTATGACTGTTGGTGTGAAACCATCAGGCAATTGTTCAGAGCCGTATGTCTTTCCGTTCTCTGTACGTCTGCCACCATCAATTACAATAGCATGAGGCGCAAAGTTAGAAATACGCCAACCGCCTATAATTTGCTTAGGTGCTTCCCATGAGTTACGAAGTTCCCCTGAGTCTACTGGTGAAACAACTTTTAAATCTTCCCATAGTCTAACAGCCATTATCTTAATGACTGTATCACGCTCTTTGATGATGCGCTGATGTTCCGCTTCGATCTGTTGTTCAAACGTCATACTTTTCTCAAATTAGCGATATAAAGAACTACTGACGATTCCAGATTATACTCTTGTACCATTGTGACCGCCCAAATATCAGTACCGATACTCACTGTGTTCTCTTTGGTAATCGCATTGACTGTGTACAGTGGCATATCTCCAAGCGTAATCATGCCATCAATATACTCTCTTGTTTGATACGTTGATAAGAAGCCGATAATGGTCATTTCAGTTTCAGTTGTTACGCTGTAATCTGTGCCAGTTTCAGGGTTATATCCTGCTACTTCTTCACCACGACTTATAATCGTCATAGTGCGCCCAAACTTCTTAATGAGCTTTTCAGCAACCTTAGTTAATACGGGAGATAGTGCCATTGTTTAGCCTCTCGCCAAACGTAACCCACCACTCATAAATGGGGATAGAATATCAACTACAAAAGGTGGCAATGGAACTCTACCACGTCCGCTGGTATCCACTTTTATTGGTCCAAGCTGTACCGAACCAAAATCCGATAAATCATCCATTGCTCCAAAGTCTGCACCCTCACCGATAGCGATAGATAACATACACTGTGCTGTTTTTACTTGCGTTGGTACTATGTTGTCGTATGCCTCTGAAATGCCGTATCTTGGAAAGCTTAGTGCTTGTGCGCTGTCTGTTTTATAGCCTGAATAGTTTTTACTTTCTATAACGTCCATAGCTTTAATAAGTAGGATTGAAGCGTCACCAGTAATAGTTATACCTCTATTTGAAGCATACGCCGTGAGTTCTTCTGTTGTGATATAGCTATTTGTTCCCACTGTGATAGTTGCCATAGTTTATCCTTTAAATATGGGTAATTGTAACATTGATAGTATGCTCTACTGTGGGTATGACCTCTTGCACTTGCATATCAGCATTAATGGTAGATATTGGCGATTCAATGAAGTTAAAGCATCCTGCACCACCGCTACCGATGGTTATAGCTTGTAAATGCTCCAAAGCAGTACCGCTTGCAAGTGAACTAAGCGATAGAAGCAGTGCGCCAGTTGTCACGGTAATACCTTTGCCCATACTGCATCGGCAATTTGTTCGAGTGTATAACTAACACCGCTTCCACCGCTTGCAGTATTCGTCACCATAGAGCTTCTATTGATTACCAAGTCTGTCTCTTGGTTTGGGTTGTTTTCCATCACTGGCAATAGTGGATCTTCACCATAAAAAGCACCATTGATAATAATAGTTACCCCATCAACCAAAGGCGGTACTCCTCTCCATCCCAAGTCATTGCGAAAGAATAGATAATTACCAATGTATTGACCGCCACCAATGGGGTCACCCCCAGTCATGCGAAGGGCTGGAAGATATTTTGAGTTATCACCAGTTAGACACCAATCTACCCACCGACTCCATAGCATTTCAGGAGTGAATGTAACTGTGTTGTTTGACACAGCATCTAGCTCGATATGTATCCGCTTATTTGCTCCATCAAATACAAACATAGTTACCCTTTATGCCACGTATGCGCGGTCAGTTTCTGCAACCAAACCAATACTTATACCCTTAGAACGTGTGATAGTTCCCTGAGCAACTACGGGTTTAGCACTTCCTTTATTTCCTGCTACGATTACAACATCAGCAGGAACACCAGCAGTTCGTCCACCTTGTACGTTTCCATCATAGTCAAACGTAAATGCAATGCTACCGCCTGAGATAGTCCCTTGAATTGGAACACCATCTTTATCATTTACAGTAACCGTTGCACTTGAACCGTAGTCACCATTTACCAATGGAGTATCTAAGAAGTACATGATGTAATATCCAGTTCCACCAGTGGTAAGAGGCGTATTGAATGTCATAGTACCAGCAGAAGCGTATGGGAATGTTCGTTGCACCCCATTATCATCGATGAACACAACATCATTTAAGTCGGCAGGGATAGGCGTAAAAAACGCTTTACTGTATAGAGTATCACCAACGAAATAACAAATTTCATCAGCAGTCTTACCAGTTACTGTTCCACCAGTTCCACCAGTATTAATATCCGTTCCTTGACGTAGTAAATATTGCATCTTGGTATAGATTTCATAACGAGTTGCATTGGTATGTGCAATGGTCTTTTTGAATGGGTATGAACCAGCACCAATTGTTTTATTTGTTGTATCTGTGTCGTACTTAACACTGATTCCAGTGTAAGGGCTATTAGCTCCAACGGATGTATCATCGGCTGTAATTTTTAGATCATCTTCATTAGACAATAGGACGTTTACGGTATACGCACCCGTGGCACTTTGCCCAGTATCTGCAAGCGTTGATGCTTTATACTTCTTGGCATACTCACGCACAAACGCTTGGAAGTATACACGACTGTCAAAGCTTCCGTTGGTAGCATCACCAAATACTTGGATACCCTCATTACACTCATCAGTAAATGTGAAGTTTGCAGAAGCTCCACCGCTTACTTTTTGATAGTATAACTGTGCTCCAGCACTTACCTCACCAAGTGAAACGATACCAACGTACTGACGATTAAGCACACCAAGTGAACTATACTCTGACCATCCGCCATCTCTTAGTGCTTGACGAGTAGTATCATTTGCTGGCTTCCAACCGTTGAAACTTCCACCATCGGTACCAAATTGGAATTGTCCTGACTTAGCATCAATAACATACATAGGAAATGGATACTTATTATAAGCACTTGTCTCCCATAACTTAATAAACTTTGAGTACAACGCTTGTAACGTCACACCATCCTTAAATACTAGATTCCCTGCTTGTAACAACGTGAACGTCTTAGCAGTGGTATCAATCGTAATCTCTGTACCGACAACTAGGTTGTCACCGTCTGTAATCTTCATACTTTCCCCTTATTCAATGTAATTTCTGTCAGCCACTTGTGCCACTGGTAAAGAGGCATTCGTTGAAGATAGAGCGTAATTCATAATGCTAAACGGTATAAACCCACGTTTGTAGCATTTAATGTCCACGTTCCCAGTAGTCTCATACACATAGTTGTAGCTTGCAGTGGGATTGGTGTCCACATTCACACGCTCTGTCTCTGTACCTGCATTGAGAATAACGATGTCACTACCAGCTACAAGTCCAGTGAGTGTGAGCGTAATCACATCCAGTGGATATTGATAATCCTGAGCAGTAGTCGTACTTACCGTTGTCATATACACTGATGTGATAGCAGTGGTATTGGTTGTGATAGTTGTCACTTTCAATCGTAGCTTGAAACCTTTGCTTGCATCCAAAGCACCTATTGCATTCAGTGCAGTTCCTAGAGTCGTTGCAGTATAGTTGGCAGTAGTCATAGTTGACCATCCAGCACCATCGTTCTTATCAATAGCAAACTCATACGCATAGTTTGTTGCAGTACCACCAGCCATTACCAAAGCACTATTGGCAAACTGAGTATGTCCTAGAGCATAGTATGGCATCTCAAACGTAGCAGTGTGTCCGATGACAGGCATATACAAACCACCAGTAGAGGTGAAGTTTGCACCATTAGCGATACTCACTTGACTTGCTGTTAATGCCGTAGGCTCATTCATTAGGATTGCTAGTCGTCCAGCAGTAGTAGAGGTAAACCCATCACGCCAGTGAGTACCATAAACAGAAGTCTGAGCAGTCAATGCACCAGTACCAATCATCCCTTTGATTACCATATTAAGAGAAGCCATAACGTCAACCGCATCTGCATAATCTCCACTTACATTCTCTTCGACTATTTCGTGACATGAGTTATCAGTGCTTCTAATTCCAGTACGAGTATTAGATAAATACACTCTTTGGAATTTGAAGTCTGAGCAGTTAGTGGCGAGCTGGTAAAGCAAGCCACAAGCATTAGCTGAACCAGCAGTTAATGGAACACCTCTTGTAGCTATATTTCTTGTTCTAATCCCCGAACATCCAGTAGCTCCTATCATTAGGGCAGTGTACGGATGGACATTAGTAAGCCCACCAAACGTAAGCCCATCAAACATACAGTTGATGGTGTTACTTGATAGATTCCATACGTACATTGCATACGTTGTCACAGTAGCTCCACTTACACAGTCGATGTAGATGGTATTAGTCATATTGACACCATCACACGTTATGAGAGCTACTGAGCTTTGAATAATTACAGTATCCACAAACTCACAGTCTTTCATACGAGTACCACTGATACTGTATGTTGTAGCATTACCACGGATAGTGTTAGCTCGGATAGTATTTCGAGTAAACGTAAACCCTGCAACATCTTGATAGACATTGATATGCGCTCCTGATGCAGCCTGAGACACCCTAGTCCATACACAGTCTGTAAATGTACCACCAGCATAGCAATAGGTTAGAGTAAGTGGTGATACGAGCAGTGCAGTAGTTGGTTTATTACCAACCCCTACTTTGCTCCATGTCATAGGTGTTGCAATCTCTGAGAGCAGTAGTGCGTCAATAATACCGCTATTGCTCATTTGTACTGAGTATGCTTGTGAGAATGATGGATACCACTCTAGGTTTGCTTTGTCGATATTGACAACCCCTCCACCAGTAGTAGTGAAGTCGTATCGAGTTGCTACCGTAGCATTTGGGATTACTACAGCATTTCTTGCAGCAGCAGTACAGTTGCATAGCATTACATTAGGTACGACAATACCTAGATTAGCAGCAGGTGTATATCCCATATTAGCAGTACCGTTATGCCCGATACGAACCAATCCAGTATTGCTTATCCAGCACACTTTTCCTCTTGCTGCTTCTGTCCCTATCGTTACAGCAGTACCAGCATTGGCATAGAACTCATAGTCTTTGAGTCCAGCAGTCTTTTCAATATAGACACCAGCGATATGTTTGAGTGTTCCGTTATTTGGTATTTGTACGGTTTGATTAGCTACACCTGACGTAACCCCTAAATCAAACCATGCACCTAGCACATTAAATGTGCCTAGTCGGTTTGCATTGACCGTTGAAGCTTCATCCCCCATTATCTCTAGGTACCCAACTACCGATGCTCCTGAACTTGTAGCCGTGATGCCTGATAGCGTTAATGCTCCTGCGCTGTATTCAACATCATTCCATTGTTTGATGTGGATAAACCCACTTGCAGGGATAGTTCCAGACGTTACTGGCAGTGACGTATGAGACGCAGTAACACACATAATCTTACCACTTGCACCACCCATTGTAACAGTAGAACCCATTGCAGGAAGAGTACCACTACCACCAGTATATGCAATGAGACGTACTTTACGCCCATCAATAGTGACAGTTCCCCCAAGAGTTGCTGAGAGCGTGATAGAGCCTAGAGTTGTTGCAGCAGTAGCGGAAGTGTTACCACCATTGAGATCAAAACGACTATGACCATCGATAGTGAGATTACCGCCATTACAGTTGATAATATCTCCACCAGTCTTTCCAGTGAGACTATCCCAGTTGACAGTGGTAGTTACAGTAAAAGTAGCAATATCACACCTCAGTATCTATGTTTTAATTGTGTGTATTGTAGATTGAAGTGAGTTTGTGAGTGCGGTTTAAAGCGTAAAAGCGAAAGAGAGGATTACTCCTCACTCTCTGTTTTAGGCTTCTTTTGTTTTGAAGCGACTTGCTCGCCTTTGATAGTTAGCTTTGGTGCATCTTTAACACCATCGCCTTTATCATACTTTGCATCGATAATTTTTAATCCGTTCTCTTTAGCAAGGGTTTTTACATCCTCGTTATATTGATAAGTTGGAAATTTAACGTACCATACTTTCATAGCTTAACCTTTCAATAGGGATTACTCCCTATTATTTTGCGGCATCCCCGATGGTTATAGTCCCAGCAGTGTGCTTAATGTCAGTAGCCGTTTTGTCCCAGTTAGTACCAGTTGCAAGCTCTGCATCACTTGGAGATTTACCACCGTTTGTTTGATCCCAAGTATAACCTTTGATACCCAATCCGAATGAGTAATCAGCTTGGAAAGTTGTCTCAATACGCTCTTTGCCGTTGGTAGTTTGAGCATTAGTGATAATGTCGCCACCATCAGAAACAACGATACCGCCAGCGACCAATGAAAGAACTTTAAGCACGTTTGGTGTACCAGTTGCATACAATGAAGGTGCATCAGTAACGATTACTGGCTTGCCAAGAATGTCAACGATAAGCACGTTATCAGCTTTGAACAATGTTCCTACGTTTGCAAGGTTAAGACCGATCAACTTGTGATAAGCAGTACCATTCATTACACGAGCAACGAGGTTCATAGAAGAATCACCGAACTTAGCATCAGTGTCGTTAAGTGCCGCATAGCTTAAACCAAGAGTAGCAGATACATCGTTCTTAGCACTTGCTTGGTTAGAGATAGCACCAACAGCAGAAGCGATAGAAGCGTTCAATTGATCTTTCATTACAGCAGTTGCCAAGTTCTTAGCGATAGCATCGATTGCCTCAGCTTCGTTTTTAAGCATCCAAGACATTGGAGCAGGTTCA